TGCTGGCGGTGGCGGTGCAGGTGGTTCGGGAATAGTTTTAATTAAAGTTCCCTCTTCAGCGGCACCTAGTATGACAGTAGATCCCCCTGGTGCTGGAGAAAAAACAAATTTTCCAAGTTATTCGGTTTTACGTTTTACTGCTAGTGGAAAATTGAAAAGGATTAATTAATGGCACATTTTGTAAAATTAGATGAAAATAATGTAATTGTAAAAAACGTTGTAATATCTAACGACGTTCCAACTTCAGGTGGACCATTAGGTGAAAATGATATGCATCCAGATGGAGAAAAATATTGTAGAAAATTATTTAAAGACTCATATGGAAAATGGAAACAAACTTCTTACAATCACAATTTTAGAAAACAGTATGCAAGTGCA